AAGATTATTGGCCGTTTTTCGCCATTTTTAATGTCCGCTATTGGTCATTAATGTTGTCCGCTTTCCGCCATTTCATCATCACTGATTGGCGTGGCGTTTTTTGCCAGCACTCCCGCTTTGCGTTTTTCCTTTAATCGGTAGCTTTCTCCTTTGATGTTCAGTGTGGTTGAGTGGTGGAGCAGTCGATCCAGGATTGCCGTTGCCAGCACGTTATCGCCGAACATCTCTCCCCAGTCGGCGAACCCTTTATTTGACGTCAGCACGATGCTCGCTTTTTCATATCGACGGTTCAGCAACCGGAAGAACAGACTGGCTTCCTCGCGGGTCATCGGCAGATAGCCTATCTCATCCAGTATCAGTACCCGGGCATAACCAAGCTGCTGTAGCTGTTTTTCCAGCCGGTTTTCCTGTTTTGCCTTCATGAGTGTGGCGATCAGCTTATCCAGTGGCATGAACAGTACCCGATGACCAGCGTCCGCCGCTTTTACCCCGAGAGCGACTGCCAGGTGCGTTTTACCCACACCGGGCGGACCCAGCAGGATCACGTTCTCGCTACGCTCCACGAACGCCAGCCCGGCCAGCTCACGGACGACCTTACGATCGATACCTGGCTGGAAGCCGAAGTCGAACTGCTCCAGCGTTTTGACCCACGGGAAGCGGGCCTGTTTCAGCCGGGACTCCATACCGCGCTGATGCCTCCCGTTCCATTCCTGCTGCAACGCCATGCACAGGAACTCGCGGTAGTTCAGTTCTTTTTTGGCCGCCTGCTCCAGCAGGCTTTCAACGTGGTAGCCCAGATGTTCCATTTTAAGACGACTCAGCAGTGTCTCCAGTTCATGCATCACAACAGCTCCTCATACGTACTCAACGGTCTGTGTTCCACCTGACTGACCTGCTGCCAGAGTGGGGCGTGATGCTCCGGCACGGTTTGCCAGCTGGATGCAGCCGAACAGAGACGATGCGATGCTACCTGTTGCTCATTACTGTAGATCCGTAGTTCATCATCCAGCGAGATCCGTATTGATACCGGCTGGCCACACAGGCTTTCCGGTACGCTGTAACGGTTCCCGCCAACCTCGATATAGCCATCCCAGGAGACATGACGGATATCGAAATAGCTGGTATCGAAGTCCGTACCCGGCAGCGGATGCAGATGCTCCTGTTCCTGCGTGAAGCGCTGTTCCGGTGTCTGCCTGAACTGGCGAAGTTCTCGCCTGTCAGCAACGTCAGCCATCCACTGCTCCAGTAGCTGGTTAACATGGGCGAAGCTGTCGAACCGGCGGTACCGGATGAAGAAGTTTTCCTTGAGGTATTTCACCATCCGTTCAACCTTACCTTTGGTTCTGGCCCTTCGTGGACGGCAGGCCCGTGGCAGGAAGCCATAGTGATCGGCCAGCAGCAGGAACCCGGAGTTGAACACCACCTTCCCGTTGTTATTTTTCAGCACTGCGGCTTTCTGGTTATCGACCAGCACGGTTTTCACGCTACCGCCGAAGTAGCGAAAGGCGCGGACCAGTGACTCATAGGTATGTTCAGCATCCTGCTTTGGTGCCGCGAAGACATGGAAGCGACGTGAGAACCCCAGCGTATTAACCGCGAAGTTAACCCTGCATCGTTGCCCGGCAACCTCAGCCTCAACTTCTCCCCAGTCATGCTGTAGCTGGTAACCGGGCTGAGTTTCGAAGCGAACCGTTTTCTTCGATGGCCGCATCTTACGTTTGGGCTGGATGTAGTAGCGCAACATGGAACGGCCACCGGTATAACCCATCGCTTTGATTTCCGCCAGGATGACCTCGCCGTTCCAGACGTTCTCAGCCAGACGCATATCTATATAGTCCATGAACGGCTTGAGTTTGGCCATTTTGTGGCGTGTTTTTCTGGCCGGAGGGTCCGGGTATTTCAGGTACCGTCTGACGGTCCGCTCAGAGCAACCAACCTGAGTGGCAATATCAACAATATACGCACCTTGCTGGCGCATTTGCTTTATCATGTAAAAATCCTCTCTGCTCAGCATGAGTGTTCCCTTTGTGGTGTAGGAACCTTAAGGAAACAACATGTTGGGTGGAGCGGACAATCCAAATGGTGAATTACTGTCTTATATCATTGGCGCTGACAACGCTGCTCGTTGAGTTGTGATTTTGCTTCTTCCAGTCCATCCAGCAAATCAGCGATAATATCCGCTTCCCGATGACGGATGTGACGCTTAAACGCAGCAAGAGCCGCATCACAATCCCGTTCAGCATTTGGGCTGTCCGGGATAGCCTGATACCACGCCAGCGTCGACTGATAGTTTTGTGCTGCCTCACGAAGCGCCTCATAGTTAACCTCTCTCATTGAGCCACCTCCTGATAAATCACCGCATGCCCCAGTTTCTCCGCCAGTGCCAGCTCTGCCTTAGCGCCCGCTGACCGCTGCCAGCCTTTCAGCATGTAAATCGCATCCACACAACGAATCATTGCCATGCAAATATCCATGTAGTGCGGCTGTGTCAGCCCGTCCGGAAGTACTGCCGGGTTCAAGACTGTATGCCCTTCCCGTTTCAGTTCCTCTTCCGCCTTGTGGAACGCCTCACGGTTGAAATTTTTATACCCGGTCATTGGACCGGCAATATAAACTCTCACCCTCACTCCTGAACTCTCCTGTCGAAATAAACGTAGTTATTCACTGTGCGCAACGGCATTCCAAATTTTCTGGCGATTTCTCTCCTGGGTACGCCATGCTGATGCAGCTGTCGCGCCAGTTCAATATCACTCTGCGGATATTTTGTTGACTGGTGATAATCACCCCGTAACATCAGGCTGACACCCAGTTCCCGCGCTTTCGTTCTGACAGCATCACCTGTACGACCGGTCAGCCTCCCAATGCTTTCGACCGTCATCGTTCCCGCACACTGCCGGAGTATCATGATTTCAGCCTCGTACCACTTCTTCCAGCCACTCACCGCTGCAGCTCTCCGGTCGCGGTAATATCACGAAGAATATCCCGGTGCTTGTTCAGCTCCCGCAGCGCGGCGCAGACTCGTTCCCACTTCTGGACATGACTTTTCGCCCGACGCAGTTCGAGGTTTGCCATATGCAGCGATGGTAAAATCAGGTCATCCGCTCGCGTTTCAGTAAACGATGGCAGCGACTGCACAATGCCCGCTACAGTTTCTGTTTTAATTTCTTCCTGTGTTGCGGCTTCCCGGACTGGTAACGCAACACCTGCTGGCTGAGGAAAGGCCTTACCATCATTTTCCGTTACCGATGCTGCTTTCGGCTCTGCTGGTAAATTACCGCCCGGCATGCAGTAACGAAATTTACCGCTCTGATTAACGCGTGCCAGCCGCCCCGTTGCAGTTACCACCGCCAGCGTGGAAGCAACCTTGCGAGTACTGATGCCGAACTTACCCGCCAGTTCTTCACACGTTTTAGCCCCATCCTGACCGATAAACTCAATCATCATGTCTGCTGTAACTTTTTGTTCGACCTCCCCGGTCAGCATATCCTGTGCTTCAGATTTTACTGGCCGCTCTTCGGTTACCAGGGATTCACCTTCGCCAGCCAGAAACCAGGTGTGACCAGTTTTATCAACGACGCCATTTCTTTTGAGTTCCCACAGCTCGTTGAGAACCTCTTCACGACTGATATCAAGTCGCGCGGCCAGTTCTACCGATGTGGCTTTTCCCATTGCTTTCAGTGCGTCAAAAACGGTTTCCATTAAAATTTCCTCCGGACAAAATTACTTCACAACCCTCAGGTGTCTGACATTCGAACGCCAGCTCTCCCAGTTAAAATTCACCCAGCGACCACCGTTCATGACCATGCGGTCCATCACACGCTCGCCAAGAAGCGTACTCATCGCTACGTGGTTCAGGTTCGTCAGCATTCCGACACTACGCATCGAAGCCGTTCTGCGGTCGACTATCTGGTTCAGTGTGACCTGCTCGTTGCGCGTATCCCGCTGCATTCCGATTTCATCCAGGACAAGCAGGTCAACATCACACAACCCCTGTAAAAATTTTTCGCCTGAGTTTTTGTTGTCGTAGCTGTTGTGTAACGCCAGCATCACATCAGCCACCGTTATCACAATCACGCTGCGACCTTTC